CCTGTCTGACCGGCTCGAGTTCTACGGTCGGGCACACGTCCGGTTGGATGACGGCGAGTTCGTCCGCACGTTCTCGGAGGCTGCAGCGATCGAGATGGCAGCCAAAGGCATCGAAGCTGCACTGTACGAATGGTGGCCCGACGTTGTCGTCCTCGTCTCAGGGTTCTTCATCCCACCCGCCCTGTGGGGCATCCTCGCCCGCCGGCCGCATCACGTCGTCTACTGGTGCACCGAGTCGCCGTACGAGGATGACCGGCAGGCCCGCGGCGCCCGCTACGCCGACACCGTCGTCCTCAACGACCCGACCAACCTCGACCTGTACCGCAAAGATGTCAACGAGCGGACGATCTACCTGCCGCACTCGTACAACCCCGACATCCACCATCCGGCAACCACCTCCGAGGATGGACCGGACTTCGCGTTCGTCGGCACCGGGTTCCCGAGTCGCATCGAATGGCTCGAGCAGGTCGACTGGACCGGCATCAACGCCGTCCTCGCCGGCCAGTGGAAAGATGTCGCCGACGACTCACCGTTGATCCCGCTGCTACTCCACGACCGCGGGTACTGCATCGACAACGTCGACACCGCTGCCCTGTACCGGTCGGCGAAGGTGTCGCTGAACCTGTACCGGAAAGAGCACTCGGAAGGCGCTCACGCCGACGGTTGGGCGATGGGTCCACGTGAAGTCGAGCTCGCTGCCTGCGGAACGTTCTTCTTCCGGGATCCCCGCGACGAAGGCGACGAACTGTTCCCGTCGTTGCCGCTGGTGTCATCGCCTCAACAGTTCTCGAAGGATCTCCGCTGGTGGCTCACCCACGACCGGGACCGTGTCGAGGCTGCCGATGCGGCACGCGAGGCGATCGTTGATCGCACCTTCCACAATTCGGCTCGTCGGCTCCTCAAGTTCGTCGAGGCGGCCGGCCCCAAGATCGCTGCCTAGCCGGCAGAGAACCCAACCAAGGAGAATCCCATGGCACGCATCGCCGGCCGTAATGGCAGGTTGTACGGCAACATCACGTCGGCCGGTACCGCTGAGCCGATCACGTTCCTCAACAACTGGTCGATCAACTTCGCGACCGACAAGATCGAAGTCACCGGGTTCGGTGACACCGGCAAGACGTACGTCGCCGGACTCCCCGACGCCTCCGGTGACTACTCCGGGTTCTACGACGACGGCACCAACCAGTTCTACACGGCCGCCGTCGATGGTGTCGCCCGCAAGTTCTACCTGTACCCGTCGACGTCGACCAACGGTCAGTACTGGTTCGGTACGGCCATCTTCGACTTCAACGTGCAGGCCGCAGTTGACGGCGCCGTGCAGGTGTCGGGCTCCTGGTCGGCGTCGACCGCCGTCGCCAAGGTCGGCTAGTTCAGCCAGTCAAGCCACGTCGTCCATTGCATCGTTGCCCACGCGGCGACGATGCAGGCGAGACAGATGGCGCAGAGGACAGAGGCGAGCAGCCAGGGTCGTTCGGTCATGGCGGCGGATGCTACGCCGGGAAGGCGGGAACCTTGGCCGAATTGTCTGACTTCGGTTCCCGCGTCGCCCAGCTGCTCGAGCCGGATGCGCGGAAGCGGATCTTGGCGAAGGCCGGTGCTGCCGGTAAGAAGGCGTCGCTGGATGCGGCACGCGCCGACGTCGGCCCCGACATGGCGATGTCGAACCTGCGCAAAGGCAAAGCGAAGTTGTCGGTCGGCTACGACCCACGCGGCTCCACGTCGGTCGTCATCGAATACCGAGGCCCGTGGCCGCTGGCCGACAAGGGCCGCAAGAAGTCCGGTCCGATCACCCCGAAGAAGCGTGGCGGCAAACGCGCGGTGATGACGCCAGGCGGACCCCGTGCCTCGTCGCGGTACGGACCGTCACGCGGGCTCGGCACCTTGCTCGACGCCAAGAAGGACGCCGAGCGGGATGTCCCGAAGGCGGCTGGCCGCCAGTTCGCCGAAGAGGTCCGACGAGTCGTGAGGTGAACTGATGGCGAGAGAGAAGATCGAACTCGTCATCGACCTCGTCGCCGACAAGGCGTCATCGGGGCTACGACGACTCAAGTCAGACCTGTCCGACGCTGACGGCGCGTTCGCCAAGACGAAGGTGGCGTCCGGCGCGCTGTGGGACAACCTGGCGCAACATGCCGGTGCGGCGGCGTTGGGTGCCGGTGCGGCGCTCGTTGGGTTCGGTGTCAAGGCCGTCGGCGCGTTCCAAGATATCGCCCTCGGCGCCGGCGAGCTCCGCGACGCCCTCGGAGTCACCGCCGAAGAGGCATCACGTCTGCAAGAGGTTGCCGGCGATCTCGACATCCCGATTTCTGCTCTCGAGTCGACGATCGGGAAGATGAACCGGACGGCGGCTGCGACCCCGGAGGCGTTCGACGCCATCGGAGCGTCGATCGCCCGGAACGCCGACGGCACAACGAACGTTCAACAGACGTTCCTCAACACGATTGACGCCCTCAACAAGATCCCGGACGCGACGAAGCGGGCTGAGGCGGCACAGAAGATCTTCGGCCGGTCGTGGCAGGACATCTCTCAACTCGTCGGTGAGGGCGCCGACAGTGTCAAGGCGAAGCTGGACGCCGTCGGAGACGCCAAGATCGTCGACGACAAGGACATCGATGAGGCCCGTGAGCTCCGCGCCGGCCTTGACGACCTGTCCGATGCCGTGTCGTCGGTGTCGGAGAACCTTGGTCGCGGACTCGTTCCGGCACTGAACGACGTCATCGACCTTTCCAAGAAGGTTGGTGGCGCGCTCGACTTCATTCCTCCGAGCATCACCCGCATCGCCCTTGCAGTTACGAACGGGGTACCGCGTCTCCTCGAGATGGCCGGCATCCTCGACGACCTCACCGGCAAAGAGATCTCCGTTTCGGTCAACCCGGAACTGGTCACGGGGCTTCGAGACGCCGACGTGGCGGCCGAGGCGGCTGCTGATGAAATGGACCGGCTTGCCACCGAGCAGGCTGAGGCGCAGAAGGCAGCGGAGGAGCACGCCAAGGCGCTCAAGGCCGAGGCCGACGAGTTGTACGGCATCGCTGATGCGTTCACGTCAGCAGCCGACAAGGCGATCGAGGTGCGCGAGGCGCAAGAGGCGTTCAATGCTGTTGTAGCCGACAGTGAGGCATCGCTCGATGATCTGGTGGTCGCGGCTCGCGACTCGGCGCGGGCACAGACCGAACAGGCGAAGGCCGCTTATGCCGCCGAGGGTGCGACGTTGTCGCAGACCCAGGCGGTTGACATCAACAACCGGAAACTGCTCGACCAGGCCTCCATGTTGCAGGGTCCACAACGGCAGGCGATCCTCGACTACATCGCCAACATCAACGGGATCGACGAGGAGAAGATCTCGCAGATCTCTGCCGAACTTAACAACGGGTCCGTTGACAACGCTGATGCCATCCTGCGGTCAACGTCGAGGGCTCGCACCGCGACGGTAACCGCAGATGCGAACACCAATCAGGCCGAAGCCGATTTGGCATGGGTGGCCCGCAAGCGGACAGCGATCATCCAAGCCTTGGCAAGTTCGATCGGGTTTGGCGTTCACGCTCGAGGTGGCACGGTGCGGCCGGGCGAGAACCTGTCACTAGTCGGTGAAGAAGGCCCCGAGTTGGTGTCGTTGCCTGCCGGGTCGCAAGTTCACACGGCGTCGCAGACGGCGGGCATGTTGTCGGGTGGAGGTGCCGCGGTCGCTGTCGGGTCCAGCGTTGTTGTCAATGTGACCGCACCGCTCGGCCAGAACCCGGCAGACTTCGGTCGGACTATCGTCGCCGCCATCAAGAGCTACGAGGCGATCGCCGGTAACGCTTGGCGGAACAGGTGACCGCGCCGAGGCCGACGATCCGCGTGTTCTTCGGTGTGCCGTTCGACAACGGAACCAACTTTGTGATTGGCGATCCCGTCAAAGGGTTGATCGGATCCGTCACCTACCTCATCGGTGGCGACGCCGGCACAGACCTGTCCGCCGACGGCTACGACATTTCGATCCGTCGCGGCCGTACCCGCGAGCTCGACGTCATCGACCCCGGCACCGCCACCATCGCGTTACGGAACTACGGCCGCGATTACGACCCGCTGGACACGACCGGCCCTTACTACGGGACGATGAAACCGGGACGTGGCGCCGAAATCTCGATCTACGGGCAAACCATCATCGCCGGCACCGCCGAAGCATGGCAGGTCGAATACACCGTGAACGGGCGGGCCGACGGAACGTTCGCCATCTACGACGGGCTGGCGTCACTCGGACGGAAACGGTTCCGGGACTGGACAACGACCGCCAGCCAAACGTCGGGTGCCCGCATCACCGCGATCTTGGACCGGCCCGAAGTGGACTGGCCGGCCGGGCAACGAGACATCGACACCGGTGCGTCAGTGTTGCAGTCCGATGCGGTGACGTGGGGGTCGAACCCGCTCAACTACGGGCAACTCGTCGCCGAAACCGAGCTCGGGCAACTGTTCGCGTCCCGGCAGAATGTGGTCACGTTCCGTGACCGGCATTCGTTGATCGACGCGACCGCGGTGGCGACGTTCGCCGACGACGGTTCCGGCTACCCGTTCCAGGCGGCGACGTTGCTGACCGGGTCGGAACGGTTCTACAACGAGGTTGGCATCGACCGCGAGGGTGGCACCCTGCAGCGGGTCCAGGACACCGCGGCCGGCGACGAGGACGACATTCGTTCCCTGTCGATCACCGGTCTGTTGATGGACACCGACGTCCAGTCGTTGTCGATGGCACAGTGGTTGCTGTCGGTGTACAAGGACGCCACGCCGAAGGTGCATACGGTCACCGTCAACGTGTCAGCGTTGGACGACGC